GCGCGGCTGGAAGATCATCGCGTCGGCGGGCACACCGTAGTTATGGAAACTGCGGTCAACCTGCCAACCGCTATACGGGTCTTTGAGGGCGTAGATCGTTTCCCCGTCGAGATAGAGGGCCAATTCACGCGGGCGTCCGTCGGTGTCCCGGTCGAGGATCGACAGCAGGTTATCGAGCCGTCGGGTGCGCCGATTCAAGTCGCCGGTCGCGTTTAACGCATCCTTGAAATGCACCAACGCCGGCGGCTCACCCGGCCCGCCCTGAGAGTTGATACCGAACACGACACCGTAGATCAGCGACGAGACGAACGCAGACTGCGACTCAGCGAGAAGATAATTCGAGTCGACGAGCTCACGCACACCAAGGGAGTTGATATCTCCGTCGGGCCAGACGAAGCCGTCGATATTCGTTCGCCTAGCCAACATATCGACGGCCTTCGCCGACCAGCCGAGAACGAGACCTAGACGGTAATACTGCGGTGGTATGACCGTGCCGACCTGCTTAATCGCGCGCTTACCGTCGTAGTACGAGGCCCGCAAATAGTTACGGTGCTGACGCTCTTCAAGTTGCTGCAGTAGATGATTCAGCAGGCGATCTTCGTCGTCGGTTAACCCCGGAAGGTGGATGTACTCGATCACAGCAGCACAGCCCTCCTTCCTGTAGTCGGCGTGCTTTTCGGTGCGGGTTTCATCGACGCTGATAGCAGCGCGAGGGTCGACGCCACCAGCGGGTGAATCGACACGGTCCCGTCGCGGCGATCCCAACCCCAGCCGCCGGCGTCACCGATCGGCCTTTTACGCGCCCCGTTAACCGCAGCGGATAACGATTCCTGGTTCGCGTGCGAGAGTGTCCCCCCGGCGGCGCGCGTCTCGAACATCAGACAGCCTTTGGCCATATCGCGTGCGTTCGACCGTTTGACCTTTACGCGTTTCGCCGTAAGCGCAGGCAGCATTTGCGCCGCCGGCGACAGATCGTCGATAACGACCTCGATGCGTTTCCCCGCAGCGGCGGTCACCCAGCCGATAGCGGCGGCGACGTCGGTGCCCGACCACACCTCTTCGACGTGGACCCGATCGCCGATCGTCCAAGCTGCGGCGACCGAGATCTGCAAACCGTGCGACATATCAACCCCGAGCGCGGCCGGCGGGGTACCCGTGTCGGGTCCGTCGGCGGCGAGTTTGCGCCACTCGGTGGGTTTAACGACCGGGATATGGCGGGCGAGCGCAGGCCAGATCCCCAAACGTTCAAGCCGGAACTGCTCTTCACTCATTGACGCGAGCTCCGTCGCGATCGCCTCATGATCAATACGTTTCCCGTAAGCCGGGTTCGCCGACGCCCACGTCTCCGGTTCGTCGATCGCCGCCTCCGGATCGGCGGACCACTCCAGGTAGGCGATCCGCTGCTCTTTGCCCTCCAGGCCGATCGAGCGGAGCCGTTCGAAGATCTCGGCGTCGTCGTTCTCCGTCGGCGGGGTACCGAGCAGCCAGGCTTGCGGGTTCGGTCGCGCCGACATCGTCGGAAGGATCGACGCCCACGCCGACGCACCCAAGATCTGCGCCTCGTCAAGCATCAGGCAGTCACAGGAGAAGCCGCGACCACCCGAGGACGAGCGGGCCTTGAACTTAATCACCTGACCTGACGTGAACCGGATATGTTCGCGGTTAACGGCTTTCATCACCGATTCGACCCGCCGGCTAAGTGCCGGGTGATCGTCAATCAGATCGAGGATCCGCCCGAACGTTTCCCGCGCCGTGTCCTGCTGGTGCGCCGAAACGATAATCGTCTGCTCGTTAAACAGCAGCACCCCGGCGAGTGCGCGCGCAACAATAAGCTGCGATTTTCCGTTCTGGCGGGGCGTCGACAGGGCGACCTGCCTCGCGGCCCACGTCCCGTCCGAGCGTTCCCCCATCGCCGCCTGGAGAACGTTCTCCTGCCACGGATCGAGAATGATCCCGAAGCTCGACGAGAGATCGGCGACGTCCTCCCAGGCGTTGCTACGCACATTCGGGGCGTGCCGAACACGCGGCGGGGCCTGCTCACCGAGCAGCGTGTTGTTTTTCCTCGCCACGATCAGCTCGGTCGTTTAGTTCGCGAAGCACCCGGTGAACCGGCACGCCGGGCCGCGCGCCGTGCGGCGATCTCGTCAACCGAGTCGCCTTCCGCTACTTGCGGGACCGCGCCGAAGCTACGGGCCTGCCGCTCTAAGATCCTTGCGACGATCTCCGCTGACCGGTGATCCCCACGCAGCGCGGACGCCCAATGCGCCTTCAGTAACGCCTCGGTGCGCTCCAAGTGGATCGCGCGATCGTTCTCTAGCAGCGTCGAGCGGCGCGCCGCCGAAGCGTGATCAGCGAACGCCTCAGTCACAAGATCGGCGACCTTCTCGACGCCGACGTCGACCGCCGCCGCGATCTGCGGATACGTAGCCCCCGCCAAAAACAGGTTCAGCACCCGCTGCGAAACATCACTCACCGGGCGAAACCGATCACGATCACCCATTGATGCCAGCGGAACACCACATCAACTTCATGCCAGCCGGCGTCATACAACTGCCTCGTCAACTGGTGAAACGTTTGCGGCATCAACACCCCGCGTAGCGCGCGGGCCTTCGAGCGGATCGCCGAATCAGGAATCCCGGCAGCCGCTTTGAAGTCATGCGAGGCGTCCATCGCGATCTCGGCGAGCAGCGACGACTGCGGGCGGATCTTCTCCGCGAGGATAATCGCCCCACCAGCAGTGGTGCAGCGACGCGCCTCAGTCAGTACGGGTACGCGTTCCTGCTCGCGAAGAAACTGCAACGTGAACAACGCCACCGTCAGGTCGGCGTTAACGTGTTTAAACGGCTTCTGCAACCGCTGAACGTGAAAGTTCGCGAGCACGTTAAGGTTCGCGGTCTTCTCTTTCGCCCGATCAAGCATCGACGGCTCTTCGTCGTAGAGCTCGGCGCGTAACCGCCGATTCGGGTGCCGCGCGCAAATCGTTTCCAGCGTCGTACACGTCGACGCACCAAGATCGACGAACATGCCGCCGTCAGGCAGCAACCAGTCGGAGAACTCCGCGACCATCGCCTGAATGTCGTCGTAATACGGCACCGAAGCCCGAACGTGCTCATCGAACACTTCGGTGACCTCAGGGGTGAACTCCCAGCCGCCGGCCGGAAACCGATCCGCGATATCAGACATGGGTCAGGCTCCGCTCAGCGAGTAGCGCGTCACGCAGACCGGCGGCGATATGACTCATCATCACCGGCGGCACAGCACGACCGAGACGTTCCCAGCGACGCACATACGTTCCTGTTAGCGCGAAGTCGTCAGGGAAGCTACAAAGCCGGCGTAGCTCGAGCAGCGAGAACTTACGCGGCACTTCACCGTGGCAGGTCGACGCCGATCCAACGTTGCCGCCGGTGGCGGTGATCGTCGGTGCCGGCCGATCCGGTGAGCAGCGCGTCAACGTGTAATGCTTACCCTGCGGGGACTTACCCGGCTTGAGGTTCTTCCACGACGAGTGGATCGCATAGTCCTCGATCGAGATTCGCATCCCGGTCTCCGGATCGGCCATGCCGCACTCGGCGATATCGGCGGTCGCATCCCGGATCGTGTACTGAAACGGCAGCGGCCGAGGATGTATCGGCTCGAACGTCTGGTCGTCGCGCACTCCGACGAATATGAGACGTTCCCGCGACTGCGGAACACCGAGCCACGACGCGTTAAGCACTTTCGCGTTCACGCGATAGCCCGACGCGCGCATCTCGGCGAGTATGCGTTTGAAATAGCCCTTCGCCGAGCCCTTAACGAGCCCGGAAACGTTCTCGGCGACGAAGCACCGAGGCTGAACCTCTCGAACCAGCCGCGCGAACTCGAAGAACAAGTCATCAACCCGCTGCTCGGTGTCCGAATAGGTTTTGATCTTCCCCCAGCCCTCTTCGCGTTTCCCGGCCGTCGAAAAGTCCGAACACGGCGGCGAACCATCCAGCAGATCCACCGAGCCGCCGCAATACTCCAAGATCTCCGCCCCGGTCACCGTCCGAATATCCCGGCCATCCAGAAACGTCGACGCAGACTGATTCGCCGCATACGTATCCCGGGCAGCCTCGACGAACTCATTCGCATACCGCACCGAGAACCCGGCCATCCGATACCCCAGGCTCGAACCACCGCAACCGGAGAACGTCGACGCCGCAACCAACCCGCACGGCTCGATCGCACGGATCTCCGTCATCGACGGCACCCGATACGGCGGCTTCACTACTTCGGCTTGCCCGACCACTCGTAACCACACTTCGGGCAGCAATACGCCGTCTCAAGATCATCATCGAACGACGGAAAGTCATCCGGCGGCGACGGATCCGACGTCAGCTTCGTCAACGCCTTCAAGTCCGCATCCGAATAGCCCGTACCGTCGAGCTCGTCAAGCGACTCCAGCAGATCCCGAAGAAGCTGCGAGTCATAACTACCCAAATCAGCAGAACGGTTATCGACCGCGACGATCCGACGCGCCGACTCCTCATCAACATCGACGAGGAACACGTCAAGCGACTCCCAGCCGAGCTGCCGCGCCGCAAGCATCGTGTGATTCCCGGCAAGCACTTCGTTACGCCGGCCGGTCACCGACCCGGCATTAACCACGATCGGGCGGTACTGCCCGTTCACGCGCAACGACTCCGCGATCACCTCAACCTGACCCCGACGAGGATTACCCTCCATCGGGCGCAGATCAGCCACGGGTAGGCGTTTAACCGCCCCGAGCGAGCCGCTAGACGACGTTTCGCCGTCACTGGTAGTCATTAGTCTCCTGGTCGGTAAGACTGCTTATTTCCAAAAATGGTGCCGTGTGTGAAAGTCGCCT